AGGAGAGTGATCGCATGACTAAATCAAGAGATACAGCCAATATAATTAAACAGCCATTTACACAAACTCTTGGTACGTCAAACTATAGAGCAGGTGTTAACGCAGGTAATAGCATTACATCTGGTGGCAACTTCAATGTGACCGTGGGTGATGAGGCTGGTACTGCTATTACTACGGGTGATAGAAATGTTACTATTGGTTTTGAAGCAGGTACTGCTATTAGTACAGGTGGGTCTAACATAGCCATTGGTTATCAGGCTCTTAAAACAGAAGACGGACATGGTTTAAATGTTGCTATTGGGGAAGAATCATTAGAAAATTTAAATGCAGGTGCTGATGGTTACAACGTAGCAGTTGGTGCAAGTGCTGGTAAAAACATGACCACAGGCATCCAAAACACCTTTGTCGGTGGTCTAGCTGGTGATGCGCTTACAGTAGGCGGCAATAATGTAGCTCTTGGTCATCTAGCTTTAAGTGCTGATACACAAGGTAGTTCTTCTGTTGCTGTTGGTATGTCTGCTTTAACTGCACAAAATTCTACTTCAGAAGCCAATATGTATAACGTGGCTGTTGGAAGATCAGCAGGTGCATCAGTCACAACTGGCACAGAAAACACCCTCATTGGTGGTCTTGCAGGTGATGCTATGACTACAGGTAGCTACAATACTGCTGTTGGTAAAGATTCTTCTGGTAAAGTTACTACAGGAAGTCACAATGTATCTGTGGGTCGTATGGCTCTTAGAGAAACTACAACAGGGTCTTATAATACAGCCTTGGGTAGAAGTGCTTTAGAGTCAAACACCACCGCAGATTCAAACACCGCAGTTGGATATACTGCACTAGAAAGCAACACGACAGGTACAAGAAACACCGCAGTTGGCGTTCAAGCACTAGAATTAAACACGACAGGGACTGATAACGTGGCTGTCGGACATGACGCATTAGAAGATAACACGACAGGACTTTATAATACTGCTATTGGTAATTACGCACTCACTGACAACACCACCGCATCTGAAAACACAGCGGTTGGATACGAGGCTTCTTATACAAATACAACAGGAACGGCGAACGTATCTTTGGGGTATCAAGCACTTCGTGTGTCAACAACTGGCAGTTTTAATACAGCCCTTGGTAGAAGGGCGTTGTACTCAAACACCACCGCATCTAACAACACTGCGGTTGGATTTAAGGCTGGGAATAGTAATACTACTGGTACAGCTAACGTATCCCTTGGATATATTGCTGGAGAGGACAATACTACAGGGGTAAATAATGTTTATATTGGTTCATCTACTGGGAAAACTAATACAACAGCATCTCAAAATACATTTGTTGGTTCTGCCGCAGGGGAAACAACAACGGGGGGTGATAATACTTTTATTGGATATGCGGCTGGGTGGAAGGTATCGTCTGCCACAAAAAACACCATCCTTGGACAATACAACGGCAACCAAGAAAGCCTAGACATCCGCACCTCAAGCAACAACATCGTGCTATCTGATGGGGATGGTAATCCTAGATTGTTTATTAACTCAGTAGGTAGCGTAGCAATAGGTGATCCTGCGCCTACAAGACATGGCATAACAACTAAAGCATTAATTGTTAATACTTCTACAACAACAGGTGATTTTGCTTTGCATGTTGGTAGGCTTACTGGGGGCGCAGAAAATGTAGTATGTATTAGTAATGGTAATGGAAAAGTAGGCAGTATCACAACAAGTGGATCATCCACAGCATACAACACATCCTCAGACTACAGACTTAAAGAAAACGTAGACTACGATTGGGATGCTACAACTAGACTAAAGCAACTCAAGCCAGCAAGGTTTAACTGGATTTCTGATGATACAGATACCTTGATAGATGGCTTTATTGCACATGAAGTAACAACTGTTGTTCCCGAAGCAATCAATGGCACTAAAGACGCAATGATGGACGAAGAGTACGAAGTTACTCCAGCAGTTTTAGATGAAGATGGTGCAGTAGTTACTGAAGCTGTCATGGGTACTCGTAGTGTCCCTATCTACCAAGGCATAGATCAGTCTAAACTTGTACCACTATTAGTAAAAACAATCCAAGAGCTAGAGGCTCGTATTACAGCTTTAGAAGGAGCATAACCAATGGATGACTTAACAGCAGAACAAATCGCACAGAACTACTCAGCAATGGGTCACTCAGTTGCACTTATCAATGACGTGATAGCAGGTAATGCTATGGCAGATGATGATGCGGCAGATCGACAAGACTGTGTGGATCGTAATACTCAGCACCTAGAACTAATGGTTGCTAAAGATTACTGGACAGACGAAAGTATGACAGCATCTAATGCGGCTATCGTAGCAGGAAACGGATACACCGCTTCTTAATTTAACTTAACCAAAGGAGACTATGATGGGAAAAGATAAAAAGACCCCAATCACTGTTAATGATAAAGAATACTTTGTTGAAGATTTAACCAACGAGCAAAAAACTATGTTAAACCATATCAATGATTTAGCGCGTAAGATAGATAATGCGCGGTTTAATATAGACCAATTAAATGTAGGACGTACAGCTTTTGTTACTCATTTAGCTACCTCTTTGGAAGCGGTTGAATAATGCAAATGGACGCGCTTTGGAACTTTGCCTTAACGGCGGGATTTGGTTTTTTAATATGGTGGATTAAAGCTCACCATGAAGAACTAAAGCGCGTCACTATCTTGCTCAACAGAACAAGAGAAGAGTTGGCTAAAGAGTACGTCACTAAGGCTGACTCAAATCAGGTACTCGGTCAAATTATGAGTAAATTTGACAGGATCGAAGAAAAAATAGACAGACTGGTAGAAAGAAAATGATACGATTATTTATAGTAATACTCTTCTTTATTGCAGGTCTTGCTATAGGTAACGTTGTTTCCGCAGATGACACTATTAAATCAGAAACCACTGTTACATCTGACGGTAAAATGGACACTACTATTAACAGTCCACCGCCTTCTGCTATTACTCCAAACATCAGCGCTACTAACTCTGATCTATGTACTGTTGGTGTAGCAGGAGCCGTGCAAACACAGATACTTGGTATCTCAGCAGGGCGTACTGTGCGGGATATGAACTGTGAAAAACTAAAAAACGCCAAAACTATGTATGATATGGGCATGAAGGTAGCTGCCGTATCTGTAATGTGTCAGGACGAAAGAGTGTTTGATGCAATGATGAACGCTGGTACACCTTGCCCCAAAGATGGTTTGATAGGTGATAAAGCTAGGTTAGCATGGGAAATGGAAGCAGTTAAAGACGAAATTAAACGCGATCAGAATAATCCAATGAGGAAGATTTTCAATGAAAACGTTGAAACAAAAACAGGTCTTGGTATCATTATTGCTACTTTGGCCTTCTTACTCGCAATGTGATCCGTATAGCTACGGGACTACAGGGAATGCCGCTTCCACAGCACTAAGCTGGGGTATGAACTCTGTCTTGCCTGATATTCCCGGACTAGATGTAAACGGTTTGATTTACAGGTACACCACCGTTAAAAATCCAGAAGATGATATGAAAGTCCACGTTCGTAATTTAAATGCGGAGGGTGAGGGTTACACGTTTAGTGCAACGGATGATTGGTCTGGAGTACCCGGAAATACAATTGTTAAATCATACCCTCTATCTAATGTAGCTTCTTCTAAGTGGGGTGACGGTTCAATTACTGTTGAAGGTCAAGGCTCTGTTACTGACCCTGTGGTTATATATAGCTACCGTATAGACGAGTGTTATGACGAACAATCTAACCCTGCATGTCCCGGATATGTAAAACCTATTCCTGTTATACCCGTTGTTGAACTGTATGATGTGCTAGAAGATGAAGCCGCTATGGACGCTATAGACGACGATGAAGATTTTCAGTATGATGAAAATGGAGATTTAGTGTTATCTGAAGAAGAAGAGGAAGAAGAAACGCGACTTGAAATGGGGCTGACGGCATCTGCCAATGCGTTGACTCTGTTTAGAACGCAAGGACAATCTGATATTATTATGGCTATTAACCTGCAAACAAACATAAATATGTACTACAACGCGTCTATTAACGGTGGTGCATACGAAGAAACGGTTGGTTTGGTTGATGCAGAGATATCAGATAACAAGAAAGCCTTGCGTAACAATTTGGCACAACAACTTCTGCATGAGAAAATGATAGACATGCAGTACAATAATTGAGGTTTATTATGAAATATTCTATTGCAATACTTTCGTTGGTTGCATTTCCTGCATTAGCTAACGTTCAGATCACAGGTAGCGTAGAGGCTAAATGTGTTATCCAAACAACTAAAGCAGGTGTATATGGCAACCCGATTGCCAGTAAGTTAAGCACTACTCCCGCTGACGGTGGTATACTACCTGTGATTAGATACGATGTATCTATAGCGGATTCTTACACAGCTAACATAACACACCCAACAGCGTTTAGTTCATCGCCTTCTTTATCTGATACACTGGCATGGACAGGTAGTACGAGTGTTACACAAACATCTGTTGCCGGTATGTCAGCCTATGAAGCCGCAAAGATTGTAGTAGGAAACACCACTATATTTGATTTAACGCTTGCTGGCTCAACATGGTTTTCTACTGCGTCAAGTGCAGTTTACGGCTCTGCTAAAGCACTACCGGGAGGAAACTACACGGCAGTCGTACAGGCAACCTGCATTGCGAAGTAGTATACTCATAACGTTTCTGCTTTGGGCGACAGCTATCTCTGGACATGAGATGACCCCTGCTTATCCAGTGGTAAAGCCTTCGCACGTTGCTGACGTGGTTAAAGTGGAGATGTCTTTGTTTAACTCCAGAGAAGAGATAGAGTATTATCAAATAGAATTGTTTGATTTAAACTGGATGAATATTCCTTTTTCTACAACATATCGAATTATGAAAATAGGCTACAAAGAGAAAAAATCTTTTAATGTATATATTCGTAAAAAAGATATGGACGAAGCTGTGTATCTATGCACCACCTCAAAAGTTAAAAAGACTAATCAGTCTAGGACGCTTGTTTCGTCTAAGATATGTTCAAGGTTAGATGGTGAACCTGCATGAGACTAGCTTTTGCTCTTTGTGTTATGGCTAGTTCAGCAGTTGCTGATAGTAGTTCGCTTGCGTTAAGCCTACCAAACCCACCTATGAACTACCAATCAGATTCATTTTCAACAGGTAGTCTGCGTTGCAGTAATGCTGTCGGTGGAGGTGTAAACTTAGAGTATGGTGTAACTGGTGTGTTGTCTGGACTAAATACAATGAATAAAGGTAAAGACATAGGCGTATACGCTCGTATAGTAATACCGTTAGATAAACCAAAGGCTCGTATTAACTGTAATGACCTTTACCAGATAGAGCTAACGCAACGCAGGCTAGAAGTACAAAAACTACGTGACGAACTAGAAGCACTCAAGAATTTACAAAGTGTTGGCGGTGATATGGAGTTTGAGAACTGATGGTTGATACAACTAGAATAGCCGATAACATTGATGGACTAGCAGATCGTGAGTTTAAGACTGGTGGTATGAAGCTGTCGTTTGGTTCTATCGTGGCTATATTTGCATTTCTATCCACAGTTGTTGGTGGTTTGTATGGTGGTTTTGTTATGTACCAAAAGATCGAGGAGGTTGCAGGGTTAGACCTTGGCGAGTACCAACAAGCAATGGACGTTATGGATGCAAAGGTCACAGGTATATCTGATAAAGTAGAAGAATCTGTTGAGTATACCCGTGATATTAAGAACGGTTTAAAAGATGATTTGTTACGTGTAGAACAACAAACAGACCGTATTGAAGATATGGTGCGTAAGAACGAAGACAAAGTACGTACTATGATTGATGCCGCAGAAGTTCGCTTTGAAAACCAGAGAGAACGTGTTAGAGTGTCACAAAGTGGTTCCATGAAAGACTTAGAAGATAAGATAATGGATAAACTACAGAGGGCGTTAGATAACCCTCTTGCCGATTAGGAGACTAAAATGACAGAATTTGAAAAAGCAGATTTAGATGGTAACGGATCAGTAGACCAATCTGAATGGGATAAACTGTTGCTCGATGATAAGAGAATGCAAATTGAAGATGAAAATTCAAAGCGCGACTCTCAGCTACTAATGGTGTGGTTCTCGTTAGCAGGGCTACTACTTTATCCTGTTATGATTATTGTGTGTAACGTTTTAGGCCAAGAAGTTGCGGCGGATAATTTAACTGCCATTGCGCCCACCTATTGCATTGCCGTGGTTGGTATTGTTACGGCGTTTTTTGGCTTTACAAATATTAAAAAGAAGGGTGATTCATAATGTTAGGACTAGGATTACTAGGTAAGGTTGCTGACCTTGCTGGAGCTATGGTTGAGGGCAAAACTGCTGTAAAGCAAGCTGAAGCCCAAACTAAAATGAAAATTGCTACTGGAGAACTTGATTGGGATTTAGCCGCAATGAAAGCTACAGAGAATAGCTGGAAAGACGAGTGGATTACGCTTTTGTTCAGTATTCCCCTTATTTTGGCGTTCTGTGGGGATTGGGGTAATCAAATAGTACAGGCTGGTTTTGCGGCATTGTCTGATATGCCCGGATGGTATCAGTATTCTCTTGGAGGTATAGTCTCTGCGAGTATAGGTATGCGTGGCGTAAGCAAGTATTTCGGGGGTAAGAAATGAAAGAGAACTTTGATAAGTGTTTGAAAATGCTACTTTCTCACGAAGGAGGATTCGTAAATCATCCCGATGATCCCGGAGGTATCACAAATTTGGGAGTTACCAAAAAAGTGTACGACGAATGGATTGGTCGTGAGTCTACAGAACAAGAAATGCGTGACTTAACGCCAGAAGATGTCGGGCCAATATACAAAAAGAACTACTGGGATAGAATTAAAGGAGATTCACTTCCTTCCGGTATTGATTGGTGCGCTTTTGATTGGTGTGTAAATTCCGGAAAAAGTAGACCGTCCAAAGCTATCCAACGTGCAGTTGGAGCTACTCAAGATGGCTCAATAGGGCCAGCTACAATAGGGCTTATTATGGAAAAAGACCCTGAGTTTGTAATAAATTATGTTTACGGCGTGCGCCAAGACTTCTATAAGGGGTTAAAGACCTTTGAAACCTTTGGACGAGGCTGGACGCGCCGCAACAAAGAAACTCTACACCAAGCGTTGGAGATGGTATAAAATGACCCTGAAGAAGCTCTTGTTAAAACCGGGTGTTAACCGCGAAAACACTAGATATGCTAGCGAAGGTGGTTGGTATGAGTGCAACAATATTCGGTTTAGACAAGGTACTCCTGAGAAAATAGGTGGGTGGACACGTGTTTCTAATACTACGTATTTAGGAGTTGCTAGATCACTGTGGAACTGGATAACATTGTCTAGCGAAAACATAATAGGTGTAGGTACGCACTTAAAGTTTTATTTAGAGAGTGGTGGTGGGTTTAATGATATAACTCCTATACGTTCGGCGACTAGTGCAGGAGATGTTACTTTTAGCACTTCAACGTCTACACTAAACGGAGCTGTAACATCTACAACTGCTACTACTTTAACTCTTGCCAGTGCGTCAGGCTTTCCTAGTTCAGGGCGAATACTAGTTGGTACGGAAGTTATTGAGTATACAGCTATTACTGGGGATACACTAGTTGGGTGTACTAGGGGCGCAAGTTATCTCTTAGCAGGAGTATCGACTAGCACAACAGCAGCTACGCATAATAGTGGTGTAGGAGTAACGTGTTTCACTTTAAAAGTTAATGATGTTGGTCACGGAGCTATACAAAACGATTTTGTAACTTTTAGTGGCGCAAGCTCCCTTGGGGGTAATATTATTGCTGGAGCATTGAACCAAGAATACCAAGTCTTAAACGTAGAAAGTGCTAACGTATACACGATTACATCTAGGGCTTTTAGTAATGAAACTATAACGAACGCTCCAATAACTGAAATAGCTTGTACAACTTCTGATACGGCTAATGGCGGCGGTTCTACTGTAGGCACATACCAAATAAACACCGGTGCAGCTTCGGCTGTTCCTCTTGTAGGTTGGGGTGCTTCCGCTTGGGGTGCTGGTGCTTGGGGACAAGGTATACCAGACACAGAAAAATTACGTGTTTGGACACAACAGAACTTTGGTGAAGACTTAATCTTTGGTTTCCGTGGTGGGCCAATATATTATTGGGAAGGTTCTGATGCTATAAATACACGAGCTGATGCTTTAACAGGGCAGAACGTCCCTGTAATACAGAACTTAGTGCTTGTGTCTGATATTAATAGGTTTGTATTTTGTTTTGGAACTAATAACCTTGGAGAAACTACGCAAGACCCTATGTTAATTAGGTGGTCTGATCAAGAAGACGCTACGAACTGGACGCCTACTGCTACGACGCAAGCGGGTAGTCTAAGACTTTCTCGTGGTACAGAGATTATTGCTGCGTCTCAAGCTCGCCAAGAAGTCTTGGTGTGGACTGATTCTTCTTTGTATTCTTTGCAGTATGTAGGTGCAGAATCTGGAGTATGGGGAGCTACCTTAGTTGGGGAGCAAATATCTATAACTTCACAAAACTCTGTAGCATACGCTAACGGTGTTGCTTATTGGATGGGTAAAGATAAGTTTTACAAATACGATGGGCGCACGCAACCATTGCCATGTGATTTACGTAAACACGTGTTTACTGACTTTAACACAGAACAGTATGCGCAAGTATTTAGTGGTAGTAACGAAGCGTTTCACGAAGTTTGGTGGTTCTATTGTTCCTCTGATGCTACAGATATAGATAAATATGTAGTGTATAACTACTTAGAAAATATTTGGTATTATGGAGACATGGCACGTACTGCTTGGTTAGATTCGGGATTACGTTCGTTCCCATTAGCTACAACATACAACTCTGTACTACTTAACCATGAAGACGGTATTGACGATAACGAGACAGACACACCTGTTGCTATTGCTTCGTTTATAACGTCTGCGGAATTTGATCTTGAAGATGGTCATCAGTTTGCACTTGTGTCTAAAATGATACCAGATGTATCTTTTGAAGGTTCTACAGGAAGCACACCTACGATAAACATGACGTTATTACCATTAAACTCTTCGGGGTCTGGATACAATAGCCCAGTGTCTGAAAGCGGAGTAAACACCGGTGCAGTAATACGTAGTGCTAGCGTTCCAGTAGATGTGTATACTAGTGAGATATACACACGTGTGCGTGGTAGGCAAATGTCTATGAAAATTGAATCTTCTACACTTGGAGTTCAATGGCAACTAGGTGCGCCGCGCCTTGACATGCGCCCTGATGGGAGACGCTAATGGCTACTAATAAACATACTATAGAGTTTCGCGCTCCTGCCCTGCCATATCCTCCAGAAGAGTATAACGCGTTTCAATTTGAAGAGTTTAATAAAGTGCTTCGGCTATATTTTAACCAAATAGATAACGCTTTACGAGATAAGTCTCTTGCACGACAGTCTGAAGCTATGGGGTGGTTTATAAGCTAATGGCAAATATATACACAAATGCAAAGGTTGACCTTACAACTACAAACATAACAACTTTGTATACCTGTGCAGCTTTAACAACTGGAATAGTAAAGTCTATATTAGTGTCAGAAGATAGTGGAAACGCAGATACTATAACTGTTACTTTGACAGCAGGTGCAGCGGTACACAGCCTATTTAAAACAAAATCAATAGGAGCTAACGCTACTGTAGAGTTGTTAACAGCTCCTTTAGTTGTACAAACAGGTGAAATATTAAAAGTCACTGCGGCTACAGCTAACAGGCTACACGTAACAGCAAGTATATTAGAGGTCACATAATGGAAAGCGTAGTCGATAGTAAACAAGAACCGCTATCTGGGCCAGCAATAATAGCTATGGCCGCAGAACAACTTGATCTTGGCGGTGTGCCTATACCTGCAGCGATTGCATCTGTAGCAGAAGAGTTACACAGTAAAGATGTTGACGCTACACAAGTGGGTAACACTGTGTTTATTGCTCATAGAGGTAAGGGCGAAAACAAAAACAAGATGGTAGGGCGTTCATTCAATGTTGATACAGCTCAGAATTTTGTAAACAACTATGTAAAGTATTTATCCGTCTTACGTAACAAAGGTGTAACACATTACTCTGTGGACTTTGATGGTCAAGAACTTTTGCCTGTAGCGAAAGCTGTAGGTAAGCGTATACGTGGTACAGGCATGAAAGCTATGATGGCGGAATTTGAAGACAATAGTGGGTATCGTATATTTTTTAAACTAAATTCAACTAAAGATAAAGGTAAGTAATATGAGTTTTGTTATTAGGCCAGTCAAAAAAGTTGTAAAGAAAGCTGTAGATATAGTTGAAGACGTTGTTGATGATGTTGTTGACGTAATAGAAGATGCTGCCGATTGGGTTGTAGATGAAATTGTTGATCCTATTGTGGATATGGGTCAGGATATAATTAAATACGCTAGCGATAATCCTTTGGAAACGTTAGCTAAAATGGCGGCGTATGCTACCGGCCAAGTATGGATGATACCCTTAATAGACGGAGCTGCAGTAGCAGCAAAAGGCGGAGACCTTGGAGACATAGTTAAAGCCGCTGCAATATCTTACGCAGGTGCTAAAGTAGGTGGTACAGTATCTAAGTTTGTTGACCCTTCAATAGCTAACGCAGGATTTAATTCAACAGTATCTGCAGCTATATCTGGTGGTACTAAATCTGCTGCCACTGCTCTGGTGTATGGACAAGACCCATTAAAAGCCTTTGTTACTGGAGGTGTTAATGCCGGTGTAGGTGCATTCTTAGGTGAGATAGATACAAAACTAAGCAATACAATAGAAGGTAACTTAGATGCTAGTGGCAACCCTATTGTGTCTGGGTGGGAAAATCTACAAGATGGCGTTAAAGATAGCATAACCACATCATTATCTGCTGAATTAGCGGGAGGTAATATATCTGCAAATAGTATAAGTAGTATAGTCGCTAAATATACTGGCGTAGCAGATACTATGACTAACTTTTTAGCTGAAAACACGTTACTAGATGCAACTCAAGCTATGCAAATAACCTCTGCGTTAACGAGTGCAGCTACAACTGCTTTAGCTGGAAACCCAGAAATGTCTGGTGAAGCGTTTTTCAACAAATTTAACGAATACGGTATGGAAGAACTAAAAGCTATGGCTGATAAGCCTGTTAATAAAGCTATAGATAGCGTGACAGGTGCATCTGAGAAAACGCAAAAGGCCGCCACTGTTTTGAACGAAGCTATGTCTGGTGCGGCAAACGCTGCCGAAGGGTTTAATGGGGTACGAGAAGAACTTAACGGCAAGATTCAAGAACAAGAACGGCTTAAAACCGTATACAATAATGCAGTAGACGCTCACAACGCCAACCCTTCAGATACTACAGCTAACGCCGCAAACGCAGCTTCTGCAACATATAATGAGTACGTTAATACATTAAACAAAGATTACAATGACACCTATAAACCACAAATGGACGCGTACCAAAAAGAGTACAATAAGTGGAGTCCACAGATTGCAGACTTAGAAACTGAGTATGCAGACCAGTCTCAGTATTTAATGCAAGACATTGATACTCTAAACGCAGATATGAAACCTGTGTATGCCGGTGTAACCAAAGCCGCAGCTTTAGCACTACGCCCGGGAATTGACGAAGTTTCCTATAGAGAACTAAACAACCTTGAAGTTGGTGATGATATATACGCGCACTATTTGGCAAACCAAAAAGAAGTAGACAATGTTATAGCCACGAGTGCAGTCACAGAATACAACAATAGGTATAAAGAAGGAGCTATAACAGTAACGGAATTACCTCCGGCAGCTAGGTTTAAAGGTGATAGAGACCCTACTATCCCTTACGTTGGTCGTGGTGGAGACCCTGCTAATTACGGGTTAACAGAAAAAGATATAAAAAAATACAAATTAAAAACTGGAGCTAAAGACGCTTGGTACAATCTTGTGCAAGGTACACAAGAGATGGCAGGTTACACTGTTGGAGGGTTTGGTCGTTTTGTAGATGAGTTGACTGAAAGTATAGTAGATTCTTTTGGTGTAAACTTATCAGAAGCTAACGACATTGCTTATCAACAGTACGCTATCTATTACGACCCCAACCTAACTAGCGAAGAAAAAAATCAAGCAATGGCTAAAAGCATGGAAAACTATGCTACTGCTGTAGACAAAGCTTACGCAGAAGACGGTGCAGATATAACATTTGCACGAGATACTTTTACCGACCCTATGATGAACACGCTTTTAGCGGCAAGTGATGCAACAAGCGAAAAAATATCTCCAGAGATGCAAGTTAGACAGTATAACGCTTTACCTGCACCAGATACTACATGGGAACAACTTATATCAGGTAAAGCAAAAGACCGTTTAGGTCGTCCGTATGGGTCTGATCCTGTAGCTACGCTTATGTCTGGAGTGCAAGAATTACCTGATTTTGCCGTAGATTTAGCTTTACTTGCGCTTACAAAAAATCCTAAGTTCGCGACTAGCCTAGTAATGAGTTCTAGTAGTGCAGAATCGTTTGAGGCAAACCAACAAGAAATTGAGGGTATGTTAGATAATGCGTTTGATTTCGGTCAGCTCCAAGAAACTCCAGAGTTTGCTAATTTAGTACGAGTGTACGGCGGCGACGAAGAAGCTGCATTAGAAAAGCTTAAAGATAAAAGCCAAGTTTATTCTGCACAAGCAGGGCTTGTCGGTGGTTTTGGCGATTTAATTTTAGCAAAAGTAGCCGGAGCCAGTGGAGGGGCTAGCACGTTAGCTACAGTCCCTACGTACCTTAAACCTATTATAAAAACAGGTACTGGTGGTCTTTCTGAAGGTATTACTGAAGCCGGTGAACAAGGACTTGTAAACGAAGCTGTTATAGAAGCAAACCTTGCAGACAATGTAACTACTACTGGCGCTTCAGCTTTCCTACAAGGGTTTACTACAGGGGCGCAAAGCACCGCTACCTTTGAAGCAGTGTCTAAAGCCGTAAACATTGTGCGTTCCTACACTACGTTCGATGAAACTGATGAGTCGCGTGCTATAGCGACAGCCGTGGCGTTGGAAGCCTATAAACAACGTGCTACTGTAATAGACACTCTCACAGAATATGGAGCATTTGAGGGTGCAAATAATGCTATAGAAGTTCAAGAACGGCTAGCTATACTCGGGCTAGATAGCAAAATTGCGGTAGAAGAAATTGTTAACGATATGTTTAACAACGAAGTCGTCACACGTGCAGAAGTAGAGGCCGCTGTAACTGCCGCAGAGCCAGAGTTTAATTTTACAGGTGATGTAGCTGAAAGTATTTATGAACAGTTTTCTGGAGTTAGAGCTGATTCTAATTTAGCTACAGAAGTAGCAGGGTATGTAGACCCGTTATACACTACCTACGAAGAAGCCAAAGCCATAGCCTTAGCTGAAGGTGTTACATTAACTGATGAACAGGCTAGAAACAATACTGGTAGAGATGAAGACGCTGTACGGGATGAAATAGACCGCAACAATACTTCTCGTGAAGAAGCAGAACAATTTTTTATCGATTTTGGTTACACACCTACTGAAGCCGAATTGCAACAATATACAGGCGCAATTCCAGAAACAGAACAACAAACAATAATTGGCGAGTACGTAGACCCCAGACAAACAACAGATGCTGAAGTTAGACAGTTCTTTGATGATCAAGGGTATAACCCAACCGACGAAGAAGTAGCCGCTATGGTAGGGCAGGGTGATGTAACCTTTGAAACTGACACAGAAACAAACGTATCTCCTTACGTAGACCCCAGACAAACAACAGAAACAGAAGCTAGGCAGTTTTTTGCTGACCAAGGATACACTCCAACAGATGCTGAAGTTGCTGCTAGGGTGGGTCAAGGCAACGAAGATTTTCAAACTACTACAGAGACAGACACAGGTGAGTATGTAGACCCACGACAAGTAACTGAAGGGGAAGCTAGACAGTTTTTTGTAGATACTGGGTACACTCCAACAGATGAGGAAGTAGCTCAATTCGTGGCGCAAGCGGAAGAAAGCGCACAACAAACCGCCATAGGTGAGTATGTAGACCCACGTTTTGTGAATATAGATGAAGTCCGTGCGGTAGCGGAAGAAGAAGGGCTTACTTTTGCGGAAGCTATGGCTGACACGTACATAGGACAGAAAGACGAAGCTTCTACGTTAGCAGAAGCCCGTGCAGAATATGACCCTTTAGCAACTACACAAGAAGAAGCGGCGGCTTTTTTTGAAAGCACAGGGTATACTGCAGATGCACAAGAGATAGCAGACTTTGTAGCTTCTAAATCTGAAACTGTTCAAGAAAGTGCTATAGGCGCTTATGTAAACCCAAGACAAATGACCGAAACAGAAGTTAGAAGTTTCTTAGAAGATATAGGGTACAACGCAACAGATGAAGAAGTTCAACAGTTTATTGGGCAGGTAAACGATGACTCTTACGAAACAACGCAAGAAAGTGTTATAAGAGATTACACAGACCCGTTGTACACTGACTCCGCAGAGGTTCGTGCGGCCTATGAAGAGCTTGGACTTGTAGACGTAACACAAGAAGACGTAGATCGTTTTGTTGGACAATACACTGAAGAAGATCAATTAGCGGCTGTAAAAGAATACATACCTACTGCTACTTTTAATAGTATAAAAAGTGTTTTGGGTTCACCCGCAACAGAAGATGATCCCAATACAACAGACATTAACGAAGCTAAGGACGCTACAGGAATATACAAACTTGTAGATGATGCTGAAGCTAATGGCGCTACACGTGACGAAGCTTTACAAGATGCTATTGATAGGATTGGTAGCGACTTAGACATTACAGAAGAGCAACTACTAACAGAAATTGGCGTTACAAAAAACGAACTTAGTAATGATATTAATGCTGTAGCTAGTGACGTAGCTGGACTTACTGGAGATGTAGCTGGACTTGGTGATGATATATCTAACCTTGAAGGTAACTTAGCTGCTTTAGGTGTTGATGTAGACACTGTGGCAGACCTTATTGGTAAACCTGCACGTGAAGTTACCGAAACTGATGTAGACTTTGTTATAGACCTAATAGCACAAGAAAACGTTAGTGCTGAGTTAACCGCGCAGTACGACGTTACCGGAGATGGTATCGTTGACATAAACGACCAAAATATGTTAATGGATAACTTACAGGGTAACGATGTTGCCTTTGCGGATACGTCTATGTTTAACCCTGCAACAGGGCTGTACTTGCAACAAGAGCAAGATACACAAGCTACTATGGATGCTATCACTGATTTAAATAGTACAATCACTACTAATATAAACACTCAAGAACGGCGTAGAGAAATAGCAGAAGCTAAGGATATATTAAATCAAATGAGTGCTATGCAGCAAGTAAGTGTAAAAACACCAGACACTATGAATATTGATTATTTGTATGATTTTAACAGTATTTTTGCTAACCCTAGTCAAGAAGCTTTGTTTGGAAGCCCGTATGGAGCTAATAGACAACCTGCTAACACTCCAATGCAACCATTAAACCGTGCAAGTGGTTTTGCAGAGGGTGGACAAGTAGAGGATGAAAATGATATGTTACTAAGAATACTAGGAGATATGTAATGGGACTAAGTGATTTCTTGAGTGACGGTTGGAATGCGTTCACAGGTAGTTTTACCACTACAAATAGTAGCGGGCAGTCTGCTACTGATTGGGGACAAATTGCATCTTTGGCAGGGATGGCAGGGAGTGCTGCCGGTTTGTTTGGGGGTAACACTACTCCTCCAACAGGGTATCAAGGCACTGTTCCCGAATACCAAGTAAATAGACAAAGAGTTCCTAATACTTACGATCCTAATAGACGTGCAGGTAGTGGAGGACAACGTTACTTTACTGACACACAATATGTTCCAAAAGCAAATACAGCTACCGCAACTCCTATGTCTGCAGAAGGGCTAGCTGCTTTAAATGCGTCTAACCCTGCACAACAAATGCGTAGACCCGGAGGGGCAATGATGCCTACAGGGATTGCTGCAACTCCTGTTCCAGCGGTAGAGCCACAGCCACAGATGTTAGCAATGGGGGGTATTGCAGAATTAAAAAAAGGTAAATACTTAGACGGCGCTAGTGATGGTATGGCGGATAAAGTACCTGCACGGATAGATAACCAACAAGAAGCTAGGTTAAGCGACGGCGAGTTTGTTATTCCTGCAGATGTAGTAAGTCATTTAGGTAATGGTAACTCAGACGCAGGTGCTAAGTTCTTGAGTGATATGATGGCCAAGGTTCGCAAAGCGCGTACAGGCAATGATAAACAGGGTAAACAGATAGACCCTAACAAATTCTTAAAGGTGTGAGGTAAGGTATGGTTGGTGAAACTGGACAGAGTAATACAACTGCAGGAATAAACCCTGAAGTTACAGGTAAAGAATCTTCACTATCTAACTGGGCAGGTGATTATGTTACCGACATGCTTGGTAAAGGTCAGGCGCTTGGTAACGAAGGCTATAATGCTTATATGGGGCCGTTAACTGCGGGGACATCTGATTTACAAAATCAAGCTTTTGCAGGTATTGCAAACCTTACTGTACCACAAGACCAAATGGGTGTAGGTGGTTACAATACACAACAATTTACAGGGGACGTTGCACAACAGTATATGAACCCGTATTTACAAGCTTCATTAAATCCACAACTAGAAGAAGCGCGTAGGCAATCACAGATTAGCCAAATGAATAATGCAAGTCGTATGAACAAAGCAGGGTCATTTGGTGGTTCTCGTCAAGCTGTGTTTGATGCAGAAAATCAAGCTGCGTTACAAAGAAACATGGCGGGTATAACAGGTCAAGGGTACGCTGATGCGTATTCTCAAGCGTTAGGTCAATTCAACACCGAACAAGATCGTGGTATGAGCGCACAAGATAGAATAAACGAATACGGAACTATGGGGTTAGCGGCACTAAACGAAGCGGGAGCTGTACAACGTGGTATAGAAGGCGAAGGTATAGCCGCAGATAAAAGACAGTTTGAAGAAGAACGAGATTTTCCATACAAACAAGTGCAATACATGCAGTCTTTGCTACAAGATTTACCCATTAGTGCGCAAGCATACAATTATCAACAGCCGAGTTACTTAAACCAGATTGCTAGTGATGCAGGAGACTTTGAATCCTTTATGTCAGGTTTGTTTGGTAGCGGTTTTAGTGGAGAAACTTCATAATGGCTTTAGGTGACGGCGGTTTAGACGCACAAGTAGAACAACGCATGGATGCCTATCGAGGTAATCCACAGAAACTTCAACAACGTTACGGTCAGAATAAAGAACTGCTCGACCTACTAGCGCTACAGAAACTTACCTCTGAAAAGAAACAAGTTGCTGCAGACATGCAACTTAAAGCACAAAACAACCCCAACACTATAGCACAACAGCGTGAAGCAGAAGCCCTACAGTTAACTAAGAGCGCTATGGGTGGTACATTAGGTGAATTAGCAGGACGTACAAAAGGTACGTTAGATCAGAAGAATGCTTTACAAAAACAAAATATGGGTAAGCTAGCACAACGTGCGGCACAACCTAACGCTGGTGGATTAGGTGGATTAAATGCTACTAGCCCTGCCCCTGTTCGTATGGCTCAAGGCGGTATAGTTGCTTTTAAAGAAGGTGAAGGTGTAGTAGGTAAAATTGGTGAACATACCCCGTTTAGTCGTGGAACTAAAAAATTCCTTGGGAATTTAACTGAAAATTCGGAACAAGTAAGGTTACGTAACCAAGTCCAATCAAAATTTGGGTTGTTTGCCTCTCCTTTTGGGGCGTTACGCAGACAGACTGACAAACAACGTGCATACGCAAAAAATGTAATAGCTAACATAGACAACTTTAGTGTAGACGAACTCAAAGAACTTGCTGCTGCTCCTTTTGAATCGAGCATGACTGATACAGAAATAGCAGCGTTACCTAACGTTGGCGTTGCAGAGGTAAACAACCAACAACCTGAAGTAGTAAATCCAGAAGTAGTGGAAGAACCAGACCCGTTTGCAGCATACGATAAACAAACAGGTGTAGGTGGTGCAGGTAACGTAGAGTTTGCATCAACATACGAAAACCCTCAATCGTTTTTATCTGGTGTAAAAACTAGTTATGAACCAACAGAAGCTATTATACCTGCTACAAATTCATTAGACGAGTCCACCACTGCACTAGCAGCCGCAGGGCAACAAACTGCTGATCCATCGTTATTAAATGTAGCAGACCCTGAAGTTGCAGAGTTAAAAAATGTAGCAGCTCCTTATGACGCTGAAGGCATGGAAATACAAAAACTACTTCTTGACGACGCTAAAAGTTCTATGGCTGCAGACCCTCTGGATGCAATGAACGCTGCGCGTGAAAGCTCGGACGTATATACCAGACGCGCCGAAAACGATGCAGACTTTAGGAAAATGGAAGAAGAAGAACGAGCGTTACAAGCCAAGTTATTAAGTCCTTCAAGACTTTCTTCTGAAGCACGTATAGCCACTTTTGGAGGTGCCGCTCAAGGTAGAGGTGGTATGTCTAACGCCTACACAAATATTATGAGAAAACAACGTGAAGATTTAAGTGGTGGGTTAGGGACTATACGAGGTATTGGTGAAAATCGTATAAATAAAGATGCGGAAGTTGCTGGGTTAGGTTCAACCGCAGGGCAAAATGCTTTTAATGCGTCAGAAAATAGACGTGTAGGTGGACTTGGAACTTTACAAAACGAGTTAGCCGCACAAGACACACGTTCGCTTCAAGGGCAAGAACTAACAAGTAAGAAAAACATAGCAGTGTATAACCACAAAAGTAGTTCTGCGCAAAACACTTTTAGCGCTGCAGAAAAAGTTATTTCGCGTAATTTTGCTACTTTATCTGAAACGGTTAGAAATGACCGATCTAAATTTAAAGGTATGGTAGAGGTAAACGTAGCAAACGCAAAAGCAAATAACACAGCGGCGGAAAAAGAATTAGATCAACTATTAGAAGTGGCTACTAAAAAAGCAGAATACGCATTTAAAAATGGAGAGTTATCTTTAACTAACCTTAATGCTGTAAACGAACTAAGATTAAAGTACGAAGAAAAAGCTGCAACTATGATGAAAGAAGTTTTAGAATCAGACTCCGCGTACCAAGCAGTTCTTTTAAAGTTAAGCCAAATGTCCGAAGCAGAAAACCCTGTTCAGTTTGCCGCTTTAGAAAAAGAAGCAAGAGTAATACACGGTGCGCATTTAAAATCGTTAATGACTGTGGCTCCAGACATATTTGGTGAACAAGAATATTTAAAACGTCTTGCTAAACAATTAACCGCAGGGTCGCCTATATCCGCTACTACTTTAACTAACGACAGTGTAACAGGTTTTAGACAAGTATCTCCTAATACAAACCCTGAAACTGAATACGGCCCTGTAGCTACACAATAATAAAGTCAGGACATAGCGATGCCCACATACGAACTTAATACTGCTAAAGGGCCAATTTACGTCGAAGGCCCACCTGCTGCTACCAAAGAACAGATAATAGCTATATACAACAGTAGTATACAAACAGCTACTGACAACCGTGTAAATCAATTTGAAAATACACTTAACCAAAATTTTGAAGATCGAACTGCTGCAGCTTTAGAAACTGCAAAGGCTAGAAAAGCAACTATTGGTGATTACTTAGGAGAAATACCTAAAGGTCTTGTTAGTGGAGCGTCAAGTATGCTCGAATCAGGTGCCTTGGGCCTTGCAGCTATACTACCTGAAGAAGCAGAAAATGTTGTGCGTGGTGGTATTAAATCTGTAGGTAAGGCTGTACAAGACTATGTTCCCGCAGATTTTAACCTTGGGTCTACGTTACAAAAAAGTATACCGCGTAGTGTAAGTGAAGCAACAGGTTCTTTTTTAGGACTTGCAGGTACGTCTATGATAAACCCTTTAGCAGGTGTGACGTTAGCCGTATCCGCTGGTGCAGGTGAGGCAAGCGAACGTGCTAGAGAAGACGGCGCTTCGTTAGAAGATCGTAATTTAGCGGCATTGTTAGGTACAATTCCGGGAGCATTAGAGTTACTACCTATCAAATTCTTGTCGGTTATAAACAAAGCGCAAAAACAAAACTTTACTGACGCTTTAGTGCGTATTGTAGAACAAACGGGTATTGAGGGAGCGCAGGAAGCAGTATCTTCCATAGCTCAAAACCTTATTGCTCGCGAAGTTTACAAACCAGAGCAAAGTTTAACGGAAGGTACGGCAGAAGAAGCCGCGCTTGGTGGTAGTGTTGGTGCAATAATACAGTCTACATTAGAACTAATAGCCCCTAGAAAACGTGGTGGTAAAAGTAGCACAGACTCAGAAACTTTAGCAATTGAAGATATGCGTGATAAACGTATTGAAGATCAACGCCAAGGTTTAGGGTCACTACAAATTGAAGATCAACGCGTCTCACAAGCTAGAGCTGCAATAGGTGAAGCTTTAGATACAGACGGTGCTGTGTCCCTTGAAAAAATGCAGAGTATTGTAACTGATAGTGGTATACCTTTTGCAGAACTCGAGGGCGTTGTAGCTGAAGAAATGGGCAAACGTGGTAGCGACTTAGCTCAACGTGCAAAAGCAGAACTTGATGCAGAAGAGGAACTAAAAAACCGTTTGCAAATTGAAGGGCCAGAAAGCCTAGGTTTGACTTCTGATGACGATGGTAACATACTTACACGAGACCAAAAAATTCAACAAACTGAAGCTGGTAGAGTAGAAACCAAAGAAGCCGAAAATGTTCGTATGGAAGCTCTTAGAAATGAGGCTAACCCAAAAACAGATGACTCAATTGATAAAACTAAAGCAAAAGTAAAATCGCAGTACCAAATAAACCCAATTGTAGAGTTTAATGTAAAAAAAGATTTAGCAGGGCAAGCCAAACAACTAGACGCTCCAGTATTAAAAGGAGGAGTTAATGAACAGACTACAGAAATTAAGCCAGACGCAAGTAGAGACGGCGTTCAACCTCCTAGCGAAGATGTGGTCAACGCCAACAACATTGACCTTGCTGGAAATGCCGATACCAAAAAAGGTGCCGGAGGAATTAAATCACCTGCAGGTGGCGGATTGGGAAGCACTCGCGTGGTCTCTGGACTGCCTGATGGAACAGAGGGAGCAAAACCAACTGCATTAGAAGCCGCAGGAGTTAGACTTGTAGAGACATCAGTACCTAACGAACAATATCTTGCAGATAAGAACAAAGCCGCAGCTAAGAACCGAAAGACTGCAAAGAAAGATACTTACGAAAGTAACATAGGAAGACCTGCAACAGTTTCGGCATACTTTGAAGATGCTGATGGTAACCGTACTGTCAATTTAAACCCTGAGATACTGGCAAACGTAAAGGGTGCATTAGGTGAAGAGGCTACACGCGGTACAGGTGTGAAAGCAGATAGACTACGTAAGAGTATAGAAAAAGATGGGTACGACCCGAAGCTAGGCGCTATACTGGTTGAAGTACGTGAAGATGGTACTCCATTTATTGTTGAAGGTAATAATAGGCTCGCCGAAGCTATTAGTAGTGGTAGAGAAAGTATACCTGTTGAGATAAAATATATTCGTGGCGGAGAAAAAGCTAAAGGTATCTTAGACCCTATGGAAGTAGGGATAGAGATGTACATAGAAGAAAAGTTACGTGAACCTAAACCAAAAGCTAAACCCTTTAACCGTAACGCTGTAGGTAGTGGTACTAATATTAAAGGTGCCGCTAAAGCTACCATTCCTACGGGGGTAAAAGGTGTAGCTAGCAAAAAAGCAGTTGATCCAAAGAAAACCGAAGCGGCGCAAGTAGCAAGGCTGTACGACGAAGAAACTCCCGATGCTGTTAAGAAAATTTTTGGCGCTAGCAAAACAACTAATCCACTAAGTGAACCAGACAATAAGAAAATAAAAGACAAAATTTTGCAAGGTGCTACTAAAAGCGACAAGAGCAAAAAAGAAGATGTTCCTGTAATTGCATACTTACGAGCTTTCTCTAACCCGTTTGATGGTATAGAAATGGCGTTGTTTGACAAAGTAAACGCTACTCCAATCGCTAAACAAGCCGCTACCTATAAAGATAAAGCAGGTAACCCAGTTAAAGATACAGATGTTGCCTCCAAGGCAGACGTAGAGGCACGCCGAGGTATGGGTGGAGTTGCTTCTAAAAAGGGAGAACTATCTTCCGCAGATCGTACGATTGCATGGGCACGTGCCAACCTGAGCAAAGAAGCTAATGTTAAAATAAGCAAACGCCTCCAACAATTAGAAGATAACCAAAAGAATACTATGGTGTTTGAAGGTGGGCCTGATCGTGTGGTTGCATCACAGGCGGCAGGGTTATTAAACGTACGTAAAAATTTAGAATCTCTGGTACTATCAAACTATACCGACCCAATGGAGTTGGTAAAAGCTTACCCCGACATATACCCAAGCAAAGCCGCAGTTGAAAAAGCGATATTTGACGACCCATCATTTGGTATAAACGTTCAACTTGGTTTAAACATAGGCGCAGTTGTGGGGTTAGACGTTCCAATTAATCCTGCAGTTGAGACCGCAGTTAACGAAGGTGACCTAGGCGCGGTGCTAACTATTATAGCAGACACAAATCCCGTAAAACAAATACGTCAGTTGGCTGAAGCATACGCTAAATTAGTAGGCAGTACAAAAATTGTCATTAAGAAAGACCTCAAAGCCGATGATGGACGTCCCGTTGCAGGTTTGTTTGACCCTAAAACAAATACAATAAGTTTAAACAAAGAAGCTGGTATCAACACGCACACAATAATGCACGAAATGAGTCACGCTGTAGCAAGTGCTGACATAGCCAACCCAGAAAGTAGTGCAGGTCAACAGTTTAACAAACTATTTAATAATGTAAAAGAATACTTAGGTACTGCATATGGAGCAAAAGATGCGCAAGAGTTTTTAGCAGAAGCGCAAAGCAACCCAGAGTTCCGCGCTGATCTTGCTAGTATAAATATCAAAGGTGAAAAAGTTACTGCGTTGCAACGGTACTACAACATCATGCAAAACATATTAAGTCGTTATGTGCCGTTTATACAATCACGAAACATAACCTTACTGCAAGAAGTGGACAGCCTAGTAGATGCCTTGTTAGCACCTGCTCCAAAATATCGTAACGCTAATCAAATGGCCATGTCTTCTACAGTTGATGGGGTAAAAAGTTTTGCTAAAAATGTTATAGGAAAAACACAGCAGTCCGTTAACAAAGGTAGTCGCAAACAATGGGGCTACGATGCGGCAGACTTTATGAGCAAAGCAGGGTCTCAAGGTAAAGGTCTACTTATGAAGCTAACAGCTATGCAGGGGTTAGGTGACATTGCTGAAAGCGTAGGTCTAGGTAAATTGGGGTACAAGTTAGACGATCTACTTAGTCGGCAACGTGGTGGGATACAAACAGCAAACAAAAGACTTCAAACTAAAGTAGAAAGTATCTTAAAAACATTAGAACAAAGCTCACCTGAAAAAACAAGAAAAGTAACAGCCGCGCTTGATGATGTTATATACAACACTGAGTATGGTGCTACTATATTTCAAGTTGACCCTTTAAAAAGCGAACTTGATTACGTAAACAAAAAAACTGGTGCGCCTATATTTGATACTTCAGGTAACAACTTACAAGCTATATGGAAAGCGCAACGAGCTAGCTGGAACGCTATGGGTACAGATGGTCAAAAAGCTTATAAAGATATGCAGTCAGTATACCGAGCGTCGTATAACAGGCTTAAAGATGTGATCTTTGGGCAAATTGATAATTTAGTTGGAGATAAAAATTCAGCTAATAAACTTAAAAAAGATATTTTTTCGCGTATGTTTAAACAAAGTACGTTGGATGTTTACTTCCCATTAATGCGTGAAGGGGATTACGTCTTACGTTTCAATGCAAAAAATCCTAAATCAGAGCGTGAAAAAACTACTTTAATTACTTACACTACTAAGACTGAAAGAGACGAAGCAGAAAAGTTTTACAAAAAGACTGGAGATTACATAGACTTTAAAACTGAAGATACAGGCGTAACTGCAAGTATGTTTAAAAGCGGCGGTGCAGACTTAGGCTTTGCTACTGAGACACTTAACATATTAGATAAAGCTAAAACAAAAGAAGGGGACGCGATCCCTATCGAAGTTAAAGATCAAATTATGCGTTTGTTTGTAAACTCTCTACCGGAAACTTCTTTTGCTAAATCATTACAGAAACGTAAAGGTACTCCGGGATATATGCAAGATTCTGTTTACGCCCTAAAAGAAAAAGGAGCTAGCCTTGCAAGTCAAACGGCAAAGTTAGAGTACGCGGCAAAACTACGTATGTATGAACAAGAATTGCGTGACGCTAAACCATTGGCAATTCCGCAAGCTAAGAGTTTAGTAGGTAAAGGAACTAAAAAACTATCGTCTTCTTTTGATGAAGTACGTAACGAGTTACTAAAACGTGCAGAGTTTGGGCGACAAGGGGCGAAAAACCAAACAGTAGAAGGTATTGCACGTAGACTTAACCAGATGGCTTTTATGTACACTATTGGTTTTAACACTTCATCTGCATTAGTTAACCTATCACAAATCCCATTGTTTGTAGCTCCATACTTAGGTGGGCAGTACGGGTATGCTGAAACAACTAAAGCTATTTCTAATGCGTACGGTAACGTTAACTTTGGCGGTAAGCGTGGAGGTAAAACTAACTCTATATTAAATTACTACGACATTTCTGATGATGGAACATTCACACTTAAAAAAGGTTTGGACTTACCCGCAGGTAAAGAAGCTGAGTTAAAACGTATGACTTTACTTGTAAAGACCGCTTCAGAACGTGGACTATTAGGTCAAAGTTTTCTTGCAGAAGCTATGGGTTTAAATGAAGCTAGCCCCTCTAAAAAAGGTGGTAAATTAGGAAATGCAATGGATAACGCATCCGTACTATCTGCATGGCTATTTAATCACGGCGAACAACTAAACAGACAAGTAACGCTTATGGCGTCATTTAACCTAGCCTTGGATGCTCAAACTGGTACTAAAAATATAGAACAAGCAGTACAAGACGCTATTTACAACACACAAAAAACTAACGGTGGTACATTCTTAGAGACAGCTCCTAGCTTACTGAACACAGGTGTTGGGCGTGTTGCAGGTATGTATAAAAGCTACGGACTGCAAATGTACTACGTGATGTTCCAAACTGCAAAAGTTGCGTTCGATAGTGACAAAGGTAAATTGTTTGGTAAACAAGGTTCTATTGAACGCAAAACCGCGTGGAAACAACTTATCGGTATGCACGGAAGTGCATTGTTCTTTGCAGGTATACAAGGGCTACCGCTATACGGAGCTGTACGTTTAATGGTTAACTTGTTTATGTTAGACGACGAAGAAGAAGATTTCGACACTATTGTAAGGCAGTACGTAGGTGAGGGTTGGTACAAAGGCGCGGTAAACCAGATGACAGGTATGGACGTTGCAAGTCGTATGGCTTTAACTGGACTTCTTATACAAGAAAATAGATATAATAACGACCCATCGTTAGAAGAGTCAATAGGGTTCTACCTAGGTGGCCCTGCACTTAGTGTTGCAAACAGGCTGTACCGTGGAGGTACAGATTTATTTGAGGGTAACATTGAACGTGGTATAGAGAGTATATTACCTGCAGGTATTGCAAATGCGTGGCGTGCGTCGCCCCTTGGACGTTACCAAACAGAAGGTGTTAAAACCCGTAGAGGTGATTTTATATATGATGACATAACTGGCGGTGAACTTGCAGGTTTATTCTTTGGCATACAGCCAACGGAGTTGACGTTTCGACAAGAGCGAAACAATATCACTAAAGGTATAGACATCGCTGTAGGCAAAAAACGTTCAAAACTTTCTAAAAAATTATACATGGCTATGCGTGTAGGTGATTTCCCTGAACAAATAAAAATTAGAAAAGAGATGCAAAAGTTTAGCGCAAGACACCCAGAAGCAAAAATAGATGGCCCTTACTTAGAACGTTCTTTAAAGAAACACAGAGAGACATCAAAGCTTATGGCGAAGTACAACGGTATTACTTTAAGCCCTACGTACAGAAAAACGCTTGAAGAGTTCCGTGAAGGCTATGACAAATAAAAAACCCCCGACGTTGCAGTGCGAAACCTAGCCAGTCGGGGGAGTTCAGAACGGAGAACGACAAGTTTTTCTGCTTGTCACACGTAAGTTATCACACAATTCTCCAAATGCGAACCCCAAACATTTCATTTTCTATACGAACACGTGCAGTAACCTGCCATAAGTTGCGTTCCGCTACCTCTTGAACCTGTTCTTTAGCTTTTTGTGTGTCTATACAGGGTATAAAAACTGATGCGCCAATTACCATATCGTCCCACGACACTATAATTTTTACCTTATCGGGGTTTAAATCATCAATCTTCAGAGGTTTCTGGTACACCACTCACTCCATCTAGTTTAACAGCAATCGTCCATATAGGAGGTAAGTTAAAGTTAGTACCTTTACCCAACCGTTTCTTAATTTTCGTTGCGCCCATCTGTTCAATCATACCTTGAACAGTGCTAACATGATCTATTCTTTGTTCACCTAACCATTTTTGAAAATGATTCTGCACAATAAATAGCATCTGCGTGTCTGGTTCAAAACGTGCAACGAATGTGTTACGCGGGTTTTGTTCAGGTATAACCATAGAAGCTACGCCATCTTGCCCTGCAGATGTTTGTGTGCTTTTTATCTTTAAGATATTGCTCCAGTTCTCAGTCATGTAGCCAGTTACTAATGTTTGTACAGATGCTGTACTATCGTCAACAAAGTTTTTAACCTTTATCAACATAGACGCTACCCAGTGATACAACTTCTTCAAGTCGTAATCTATTATACCTATTTCTTTAGCTATTGAAGCCCCAGTAAGTATAGCCGCACAACCACCAGACCAAAAACGATTTACGCTATCTAACCCTGCTCGCTCGTCTAACTTTTCTTTTATAACCTTGTACCTAGCCAATACAGCTTCTTTGTTGTTCACCACATACTGTACAAATATAGGGCCAAAATGCCCGTAGTTATTTTGCACGTTTAATAACTGTTTGTCCCCTTCCTCAGTGCTAATTTTAAGTCTAGGCATTTCGTCTGTTCTAAGTTCAAGTAAACGTTGCATTTCTGCCTTGGTGTCGCCCTTAAACATAGACATTTGTGAGTACATACTTGTGTTACCCGTAGAAAAAGCCAACAATCTCCAAGGTTTACCCCTAACACGTTCGTAGTTACCCCCACCTGCCATACGGTTTTTCTGCACCCCTTCAGATAATTGGTATGCGTACTGTGATGCTTCCCTAGGCGTAAAATTCGTCAGCTCGTCTGTGTTCATAGGTATGCTGTGGTAAAGTTCTGCTTGGTTCATTTTTGAGTTAGGTGTATCTCCCCCTGTACCTATTAGCCCACGTGGGTCACCCCATATAGAAGTAGCGGCATACATGGCAGTTGTTTTACCCGCACCTGTTTTACCAAACAAATGTACGCCTAGACTATATAAACCTGTAAAAGGCATCAATACAGAACCGAACCCCGCGCATACAGTAAACTGTTGTAGTTCCATACCGTCACGGTCATACCAATCAAGAACTTCTTTGCTACCCTCTTGTGTACCTTTAGGGGTAAGTCTTTCTATGTAACCTGCGGTTTTTGCCGAAGGCGGGTTGTACTCTATACTATCGGCAGTGATTAGTTTATCGCCTAACACAAACGCGTCTAGTTTATTATCGTCAACCCAACCAAACTGCTGATGCGCTTTACTAGCCTTGGTTGTTTGCTGTAATTCATTAATCCATGCGGCTGTGTATGACATTAGTTTATCTATATCCTTCCCAAAAGTAGTTATACCTTGCATAGACATATGCCTACGAAATTCTTCCCGTGCTGTAACCGAAGATAAGGGCACAATAAATTCCCTTACCCCATCTCTTGGCAAGTGTAACGCAAATGCTATTACTTCCCCCAACTCTACATCCTGTAACCTACGTGTAACATAAAAGTCGTAGTGATATACGCACACCTCTTCTGGGTCACCGTCAGCGTTTGTGCCACGTAAGTATACACCTCCGTTCTGTCCTCGAAAGTATGGCCTAGGAAACGTAGGTATTTCTACCATCTTTGTTGTATCACCAAAAGCTTCCTCTAGTATGTTATCTTCTGCAGTTGCTTCCGCTATCTCTTTAGTCAACATCGCAGGGGTAGATACCTTACCATTGTTAGGACAACCTTCGCAACCTGTCGGGTTCAACCTTTCAAACGTACTGCAGTATTGCGGCCCTCCTGTATCCTGCATCTTACGCAATGTAGCCGCGAGGTTGTAATCATCGTGTTGACTAGACATCAACTCCGCACCCATGTCACCATCTTCGCATACGTTAGCAATGGATAAACCTGCCCGCCAAAGATCGTGCGGTACTGTATCTTGGTTCTCTATTATATAGTCTATCTGCACGCACCCCGTACCGTTGGCATTTTTATCCAACAACCTCTGAAAGCTACCCTTTTGGTTTTGGTACATGGCATCTTTAAACGCGCTTAACGCTGAGGGTTCGTATCTCTTGGGTACTGGTATCGGGGCATCCCCAACTAGATCAGAGAAAACCTCAAAAGCTACAGGAACAGGCGGTGAAATTCCAAAAAACGCTACATCTAGTGGTGGGTCGTACTTGTAATTATGTGTATTAGGTACACGTAAAATCCTAGCGGCGTCAGATGTAACTGAGGGGTCAGCTTCAAAACCACTATCCTCACACAGTTTCTTTAACCGCTCCGCCACAGGCCACCACTCGTCTCTACTTATAGCCCGTGATAAAATCCAATACACATGCAAACCACGCCCAGAGTTAATAATCGTAGGTCTTGGTAGTTTGTGTTCTTTGCAGAACGCCTGTAACTCCTGTAGCGCCGCGCGTTGCGTATCGAACTCCTTGTTCGGGCCACAGTCTAAGTCTAAAAAGAAAGACTTCATCCACTTAACGTTGTCTGCTTTACGCGAACCTGATTCTTCGTACGTCGCCAGTGCAAAGAAAGCGTTCCAACCGTTGTGGTCAAACTCTTCAGCCGCGTCTACTAATTCTGTTACAGAAGAATAAAACTTCTGCTTTATCTCTGGAGCTTCTCCTGTTGCGGTTCTGTTAGCCCACACACAGTAGTGCCCCTCGTGCCCTAGCACTAATTCTAAAAAACTTTTTGTATTCATTGATACCACCCAATGTCGAAAGATTAACCACGACTAAATTAATAGCCGTGGTGTAGAAATATTAGTCGTCCCAGTTATCGACAATGGAACTTATGTCAGTAGCATTAACTGGAGCAGGTGCCGCTTTAGTTGCGGTTCTCTTAACTGGCTCTTCGTCAAACCCATCATCTGCAGGTGCTTCATCTAACACATTGTTACTCTTCACAACTTTTGGTGTAGAGGCAAAAGGATTAGCGTCTTCCATAACAAAGCCACCATCTACAGCACCGAACGGATTACGTACTTCCATAGGAACATACTTAATAACCTGTACAGCCTTTAGTCGTAGCGACACATTTTGTTTACCACCAAAGTCATAAGGTATTAACTGCACAGCTATACTAACCGTACTACCCGTTGTTAGTTGAAAATCATCTGGCAACGGTGTGCCTTGAGAATCCACTTGCAATGGTTTGTTAGTAACTTCGCCTTTGTAAGCACCTTTTAAGTTTGCCTTGTGCGTGTATGTGCCATTGTCATCTTTAACAAACGGATTAACTAACTTGTCTGCCCACTTAGGTTCTTTGTTAGCGTCATACGCGCCTTTCATTTGCACAAACAACGCTTTTGCCGTTGCGCTATCCATACGGAATGCAATGGAAAAATCTGCACCCTGATCTCTTGGCCCACAAGGTACACTACGTTTTACGCTTTGATCGAACGTATACGTCTTGTCGATCTTAGGCCATAGTGCTTCTACGTTTTCAATAATATAAGTCTCTGCCATGTTGTTCTCCTTCTGGCTTTTTTACACATCTTCGTCAGCGTTAAAATCTAATTCAAGCTGATTTGTGTTTGGTTGCTCATGTACGTCTTGCGCGGCTTTAGTTAACGCGTCTGTTACTGAGTTTTTGTTAAATCGGTATGTAGTGCCGATCTTTATATACGTGGACTTAGGGATATGCCCCTGCCGTACCCACGCTCGAATAGTAGAAATTGACACTGCAAAATGCTTTGACAACTCCTCTATATTTACAAATGGTTCTGCCATTATTTCTTCCTAACTGAGATAACATACTCGGTATCGACGTTCATCCCTTTAGGAGAAACGTCAGGGTTTTCCTCAATAAACTGTTTCATGTTAGTCTGGTTCAAACGCCTATCGAGAAGCTGAGGTACATTATGCTCGGTAATAAATTCGTACATTTGATCCCAATCGCTTGTCCAATATTTTGTTTTAGCAGACCTGAAAAACAGTCCTTCAGCGGTTCTTACACTCTCGACATGATGTGCATCACAGTAGTCTAACAGTGCCTTCTTCAAGGTGTCGAGTTGGCGTACCAACGCTCCATCTTTTTCTTTAAATTCCGCAGACAACAATGCTCGTTTAGCGCGTATCTTTATGTACGCTTTTGTTAATTTGTCCGCAGGTACATCAGAGTCTTCACTCATTTTATTCTCCTATAGTAACGAGAATTACACTCTAGTACCTAATAATAAGCTAGTCAAGTATTTCTTTGTATAAATCTATCATCTTTGTGTGTACGTCTATTCTCTTATCAAGAAGTGAGTAAACACGCTTTTCTACAGCCGAACCTTGCAGTTGTACAACAGTACACGGATGCTTTTGTCCTGATCGATGTACCCGTGCATTTGCCTGTGCGTAAGTCTCTAAGGAAGAGGTCGGCCCCCACCAGACTACTGTGTTTGCGGCAGTTAACGTAACACCATGTGCGGCTGACTGTGGTTGTATAACCAATACACGTGGGTTGTTGGTTGTTTGAAAACGTTTAAATATATCTGTACGCCTAGACACAGGTACATCACCACGAATAACATCAGTTGATATACCGTCTGCACGTAGTTTGTCTGTGAGTATGTCAATGGTATGTTTAAAAGGTACAAAAATAAGCACCTTCTGACTGCTCTCGTCTATAACTTCTTTGAGAACTTTGTATCTATGTTTTATATCAAACTCTAAAGTATCACCTTCGTCGGTATACACCGCCCCTGCAGATATTTGCAGTAGCTTATTCATAATTACAGCGGCGTTAACTGCAGATACTTCGTCCCCATTTATCTGCATCACCAACTTTTTCTTGAGCATGTCATAATATTTTTGTTGTTGACGTGTTAGCTCCACCTTACGTTTCACGTACGTCATATCGGGGAGATCAAGACACTCTTCTTTGGTAAAACGTATAGCAGGTTGCAACACTTTAAACACAAGGTCAGTTGCTTCAGGCTTTACTATCCACCTGAACTGAGATGCCTTTGTCATAACCATATCACGAAACGAGCCGAAGAACCTTGGCACAGTGTTAGGGTCAATAAGTTTTGCTAGGCCATACGCATCTAACGGAGACTGAGCTGCAGGAGTTCCCGTCATCATCCACAGCCACGTGTCGTCTTTCAACAAACTACGAAGTGCTTTCCACCGTTTAGTTTGCACGTTCTTGTAATGAGTTGCCTCGTCTACAATTATTAAATCAAAGCCCGCCTTAGCCACAGCGTCGTATACAACTTCAATACCGTCATAGTTTATTATTACAAACTCTGCCCCTTGTTCTATTATTGCTTTACGTTTCTTAGCTGAACCGTAAGCTACATCTACTTTGCGGTGTGGAGCAAAGGTAAACAAATCATCGCGCCATGCGCTATCCATTATTGATAGTGGACATATGACAAGTACACGTTTTATCTTACGTTGCTTGAGTAGGAAGTCTGCCGCCCATATTGCACTGGCTGTTTTACCTGTGCCCTGTTCGTTAAAACAAAAAGATTTTTTGTTCATAGTTAAGAACGCAGATGTTTTCTTTTGGTGTGCAAAGGGGTCATACTTACCTGTCCATACATACTGTCCTTGTATAGGAGAAGGCACGTCTATGTTTAACGCTCGAAGTGCGTGCATTTCATCAATGCCCCAATTCACTAACACTTCATTATCGCGTACCACTTTGCTTTTTACTATACTTTTAGTGACACGGTTTGGGTTGCGTAGCTTTAACAGCAACGCCTTGTCGTCTATTATCTGCAATGTGTTCTCCTTTTAGGGAACTCCCTAAATCACTTTTTCTTCTTGTAGTTACGAGCGCGGTTCTTGCTTGAACTCTCTATACGTATACCGTCCTTATTAGTGCCACCCTTGGACAAGGCTTTCTTGTGGCTAACATCTTTACCTTCACGCTTATCAGCTTTACCGTTACCGTTTCGGTCTACACCATTTTTATCTACCTTGCGTCTGGCCCGTTGCCGTTCCATACGACGCTCAAACGTAGCTGACCCTACAGGTGCGTTAACTTGTTTTTTACGTTTTCTCATACATTTGCTCCATTGTGAACACATTCAATTACAGGGCAGTGTCGTCTACACAGTCCGTTAGGCCGCGCATTCCACACATCACTTTCAGCCGCAAACTTCATCTGGTCATACTTACTCAACCATTTCGCCCACAGCTTGTGGCTATCATACTCCATATACGTGTCTTTTACCAAGTCATTACATACAACAAATAATAATCCTGCACGTATTGTTTTAATCTGGGGGTACTTAGCAAACAACCCCAACGCCATTAGCTCTAGCTGTCCTTTGTCTGCATACTTAGAAGACTTACCTGTCTTATAGTCTACCACCCACGCAAGGTCACCGTCGAGTATAACCAAGTCAGCTATACCACGAAACCAAACGTCCTTGGCATAGAAATCACACGCTTCTAAGTCTGAGTTAAGTCCAAGCTTTATTTCGCATAATTTTTCGCCTGTGCGATTTTTGAGTGATACCAGTGCTTGCTCTACAAAACTAAACTTCTTGGGTAGCGGCGTATCTTTGCCTACAAAATCCTCTGCGGCTTTATGAAACTCTGTTCCATACATGGTAGCATCTGTTTCTTTGAACGGAAACTCTTTGAGTATCTTGTCATGGTAGAATTGCTTGGGGCATTGCTCAAATGCTTTAATCTTACTGAAAGACCACGGCCATACTTTATGTGTCACTCACATTCTCCATATGATTTGCCTGTGCCACTCTCACAGGTTATAGGTAAACCTTCTGCCCAGTCGGGTGTCTGGCTCATACACTCTTCCATATATGCTTGCGCTTCAACCAACTCTTCGTCAGGAACACAGATAATAATCGAGTCGTGTACAGTTAGCACAGCCTTGTACCTCTTTGCAAGGAGTATCATTTGATGCCCTATGATACAGCGAGCTATTGCTTGGCATACGTTCTCCACAACCTTACCACCATATATACGGTTCGGGCCTTTTCTTGTTCGGTACGTATACTCATACCCACGTTCAGATTTCTCTGCGGCAAGCCCATGATAAAACATAGGTAGTCCGTTAGGTAGGATGATAGCGTTCTTGTATGCGTCTACTTGCAAGACACCTTCTTTTCCAAACTGTACGCTATCTCCGCGTGCCATGTACTGTATCATGTTATTAGCATCACGCCACAACTGGCTAATCGACCCGTTAGTACCACGGTATATTTCAATGATGCGCCTCGCTTCATCAAGCTCAATGTACACACCGAACCCTTGCAACTGCGCTTGGAACTTCACAGCACCCATACCATACCCTGCACCAAGAATTGTAGTCTTACC